TACGTCATCAGAAGCTATCAAAGCATTAGCCCTAATAATTATTTTATGTAACGTCATTCTAAACGGTGTAACAAAGCCAACTCTATGGTCGTCCATACCAGCAGAACTTTCAGTTGTTCCCCACCAAGGTAGATAATGTTTAGTTGTTCCAATATCATCTTCAAAATTGTGCATAAAAGATTTGTAATCTATAAACTTATTTGTGTATTGCAACGTATTAGTTGTTAAGGTTTTATCAACTATTTGGTTACCGTCTGACGTCATATAGCTTTTCCAAAGCTTCCCAAACTTCTTTTTATATAAGGCAAGTTGACTATTTGATTTCTTTTGTATTGCTGTTTGACCCTCTATCATATTATTTATTGAGGGTACACCATCAAATTCAAGTGAGTTCTCTTTTGTATTGATAACCTTTCTTATATCACGTTCAGTTAAAGGCATTAAGATACTCTTTTATTTGGTATTACTCTGTACTCTACTGTCATATCATTTATTTCTACAATGTGATTACCGGGTTCTATTCCAATCTGGATACTTTGACATGATATAGTAGATGATGGAGTTAATGTAACGACATCCCATTGATTAGACGTATCTACTAAACTACCTGTAAATGCGCCACCACCATCACCACTAAAATTTTGCTTACCATCAATAGCATATCTAAAAGGATTACTGCTACTACCATTACACTTATAAGTAACCATTACTTTATATATCTTTTTTATTAATCCCGGTTGACCAAAATCAATGTCTCTTGTGTATAATTTTTGACTACTCTTAGCAACCGGTATAGGTAAAAACTTTTTAAAGTTAACGTCAGCCGTATCTCCAGTTACGTTAATACCGACTACTAAATTATTATTCCAATCAGTGACAAAGTTTGTATGGTGTTCACTGTCAGTAAAGATAGCGCGGCTAAAAGACCAACCACCACTATCGAAATCATATATCCATCCAGTATTTGTATTGTCTGAGTTATCATCAGGGGAA